GCGTCACTACGCGCGTTACAGTGAGGCTATCCGCCGGAGTTAGCGACCAGCATCAAAAGCCTGCTGCTTGGCCTGGAGCTGACGCTCCAGTGCGGCCTGGCGACTGATGCCGGGGTTGTAGTTCCACCCAGGGTCAATGCCCTCCGGCACCAGTTCCTCCTCGCCGGTGCGCTTGTTCAACCATTTGACGTTTTTGACTGGCGGAGCCTGCGTTTTCAACGGCACCCTGGAGCGACTGACTTGTCCGGTGGGTTGGCCGTTACCGTCGAACACCGGCGCGGTCTCCGTCACACCATTTTGCACCATCTGGTCGTACTCATATTTACTGACCTGGCGCACACCACATTTGCAGCCCCAGCCGTTCGGGCCGATGTGAGTCAACCAGAACGGGTGATCGACAGGCAGGCACGTGTTGGCCCATTGGAGATGATCCACGCGGTGCTCCCTGGACGGCCCCAGAGTATAAATCAGGTACGGCATCGCGCGCTTGGTTCGCTCAATACGCTGCCACTGCCCGGCACTGCGGGCGGTGCGCATGTTGGTGTTGTAGATGGTGCGCAGGCGGCTATCGCTGCCGAGCTGCACGACGCGGGTTTCGCCGGTCAGCGGGTCGTCCATCTCCCGCACTCCCCACCATCCGCGTTTGACCAACAGCGGCTCCAATACTTTCTGAAAGTCGCGGAAGGTCTGGCCCTCTGCCAGCGCCTGGGTGACCAGGGCTTTCACATCGCTGAGTAAATCGAGCTGCGTCATCTTCGCCACGGTAAATGCGGCGCTGTGTTCCTCCAGCCACACATCACGATAATCAAAGCCGGGTTTGAGCTTCTTGGCCTTGAACCAGGCCAAGGCCTCCTTGGGGACAATGTCGTTATCAGCCATCGTTCATATCTCCCAGGCCGCGCGCCTTGAAGCACAGTTGCGTCAACCCTTCGATAAACTCGCTGGCATCCAGGCTGGCTTGCAGCTCCGGCAATCTCGCCAGGAACTCTTCATAGCTGCCAACCTCATTGACCAGCGCTAATACCGGATTGGTGAACGCCGTGCCAACGCGCTGCCAGTCGTTGATCCCCTCGTTGGCCAACAGGTCAATATCATCCGGTGCAGACTCGCGATTCAACGCCAACTGTTCGCGGTTAAGGGCAGGCAACATGGCGTAGCCACTCTGGCTCCCGGCAGGTTGCAGGATATCGGAACCATCTTCCGGCTCGTCCAGGCCAAACTTGTCACGCAGCGCCGACGACTGGATCTTCATCCCTCGGTCAATCAGCGGAACCAGTGCTTCCACCATGGCCTTAAGGTCTTCCGGCTCATTGATACGCAGGCAGACTTTCGGGTAATTGGCCTGCGGGCCATAGTTGAGCATGATGAATGGTCGCACCAGGAACTCATTGAGGGTGTTCTCCAGTTGGCGAGCATCCCACCTGGCGATATCCATGCGCACCCGGTCATGGACGTTGGCCTGGCTCTGACTGCTGCCGTTGTCGGTGGTCATCGTCTGCCCTAGCACCGCCTTACTGGTTTGCGCGTCACACCATTCCGCCATGCCCTTGAACAAGTCGCCGCCGCCCTGGCGGCTGGCGGTCTCGACCATGTCCACCTGCATGGTGGACGGGATGGCGCACCCGGCATCGGAGGCCAGAGACGCGATGGCGTCAATCAGGGTCTGAATATCTTCTGCGCTGGCGTTATTACCATATTTGCCGATGGTGATCGGCAAACCGAACTTCTCACCGAACGCCCACCAGTCGCGCACCGTGAATGACTTCAGCATATACATGACCGCCACCAGACGCGCCAGACCGTTGCGCAGCGGCAAGCCGGATTTAAGGCGGGGCTGATGGATGATGTATTTGTACGCTGCCAACGGTTCGCCGTTGAACGGCTCCGCTTCGGTCAACACATGTACCTGGCGCAGCGTATCCGCGTCCATCTTGAGGAAACGTGGATCAACCCAGGAATAATCACGCGGCATCCATGGCACGGTCGAGGTGTCCCAAAGGATCTCAGCCACGGCAATGCCTTTACCCAACCCGTCAAGCAGGTCAAACAGCAGCTCAGGGAGCTGCGGGCGCTCAATCATCACGCGGACAGCATCGGCCAGCTCGACGTCGCGCGCATCATCGCTGGCGGCCTCGACCGTCGGGATAATTCCGGCGACGGTGAGCTTACGGGTACGCAGCACGCTGGAGTAGTGAAGGTCTCGCTCCTCCATTTCTTCGGCCAGGATGAAATAGTCCAGGGCATTGCCGTCGGCCGCGTTGCGCAGCACCCCCGCCAGGCGTTGCGGCGTGATGGTGCTGGCAACGCTGATACCGGCATTGGCGCGGCGGGTGCCGGTGGCGCGGGCGCGGGTTTGTTCTTCCTTCAGCAGGTCTTGACTTACCGCTACCTTGTCACCGGTGGCAGGGTGAAACAGGTTACGGATGGCTCCGGTCAGCTTGTTTAACATTACAACAGCCCTCGTTGATTTTTCAGCCCGCGCGTGATGCGCATTTGGCGGCGCTCGTCGCGCTCCTCCGGCCGTTCGGGTTGATTGAGTCGGTGCAGCTCATAACGGCGGCAATCCTCTTTACTGGCCAGATAGGCCAGGAAAATCGCATAGGCGCTGTCACCGTGCCGCTTGTGGCCATCGCTGCCGGTATTCTCCCGGTCATCGATACCCGGCACGCCGCGCAAGACGACAATCTGCCCCAGGTCGTTAACAACATCCTCATGCTTCGGCACGACCAGTTCATCGTCTTCAAACGCTGCCTTGAAGCGCGGCATGTTCTCGCGGTAGTGGGCGACAGACGGCATCACGACTTCCACTTCGGCACCGTAGCGTTCGGCGGCCTGCTCGGCCAGGTAGTTGCCGTTGCCGCGCCCATCAAGTTTGATGCCGTCACGATGCGGCAGACGGTCGCAGATGAAGAACAGCGCCTGCTCTTGCTGCTTGTAGGGTACGTTCGCCAGCTCGACCAGGAACGGCACCGTTCGCGTGGTGTCATCGTTGATAGTGATCGGCGCAAAGACCGTCAGGTGACCGGAGCGCGCGAAGTCTTCGCCCAGCGCGTGGCGTTTATCGGGGAGCTGGTTAAGTACCGGCAGCACGGTGTTCTCCAGCCATTCCCGCATATCCAGCGCCCGCATCCCTTCCGGCAGAGCGTTGAACTCCGCCGAGCCGGTAAAGCGCAGAACGGGGCCGTCACCGCGTGCGGCACGCTCTCGGATTGAGCGGGCCAGGTAGGTGCCGCTGCCGTTCTTCGGCACGCAATAGTATTCCTCCAGCGCATCATCTTGCGTGGCGGTATCGCGCAACAGATCGGCTTTCCATTGGTCTTCGGCGGGCTGGCTCCATTCGCGCTTTTTCACCTGGCAGATGCGCTTGTACAAGCCATCGCGGCACGCATCATCCAGGGTGATGGTGTGAACGGAATAGCGTTTCTTCCCGGCGCGACTGTCCTGGATCAACTCGTTGAACAGATTGTCCGTGCCGTTATGGGTGCTGATGAGGCGGACTTTTGCGCCCCACATGGTGAGCGCCAGCGCCGCCTTCAGCACCTCCGCCAGGCGTTCATGGAACGCCGCTTCGTCGATAGTCACGTTGCCTTGCATACCGCGCAGGTTGCTGGGGTTACTGGACAGCGCCTGCACTTTGAACCCGCTGGCAAAGTAGATGACAAACGTCAGAATGTCCTTATCGTCATCGGCCAGGACTTCTTCGCAAACGTCAGCCGCGGCCAGGTCGTAGGCTTTGGCCCACATCGCCGCCGCATCGATAAACTCGCGGGCCATCTCCTTGTTGGAGCCGACGTAAAAGTGATTGGTGCCACCGGCGGCTTTGGCTTTCGACGCCGTTAAAGCGGCATCTGCCGCCTCTGCCCAGGTGATACCGGTTCGGCGGGATTTCTCCGCAATCTTCAGCGGTGAGTCGTCGGCGATCCAGCGGCGCTGATAACCAAGGAGGACTTCGTTTTCATCGAAGTCCTCCCCGCCGTTAATGCCGGTCGCAATGGCGTTTAAGCTGGCTGTTAGCATCATGCAATCCCCAATATCTGGCGTTTGATATCTGCTGCCTTATCCGCAGACAACCCCGCCTGAGACACGATTTTCTCCGCTGTGGCCGCCGCTTCCTCCGCGAACGCCTGGCGGATCTCTTTTTCACGCTTGTGGCTGACCATCTGCGCGGCCTCGATACGCTGCGCGACCAATGCCAATTGGCCTAGCGCCTTAGGTTCAACGGTTTTCTCGGTCTCGGCCAATGCCATTGACGTTTCAAACGCCAGGGTTTTCACAAACTCCATCAACAATTTGCCGACGTCAGACGTCGGCGCGGAACCCAGTTTGGCGGCCCAGATCTCCGCCATTTCCCTTGACGCCCGGATTTTGGAGCCGACGGCCTCCATGCGGCTGGCGTAGCGGTTCAGGCCGGTGCGACTGAGCTGCATATCGTCCGGCAACTCATGCTGGTCAATCAGCGTGTTGATAGCCTCGCGGATTTCTTCCTGAGTGTGGCGTTTGTCGCGCAGCATCTGGTGCAGTGCGTCACGGATGGCCTCCGGCAACAGGTCAATCTTTGACGGACGGCCACGGGTCGGCTTGTCATCGGCCATGCTTCGTTCTCCAGGCTGATATCTGCGCTTTACGCTCTTTGCCAATGGCCCGTCGTAGCGTATCCATCGCGCGCTTGTAAGATGGGTTGTTGTTCAAGAACGTGTTGGTGAAGCTGTCTGGTGACTCCCGGTCGTAGGTTTTGCCGGTGGCCTTCTCAAAGGCTGGCGCAACCACATCGGACTCAATCTCCAGACAGACCATAACGGCGGCAAGGTGGTGGATCAGCCGCCGTTGAGCATCGGTATAGGGCTTAAGCTTTGCCATCCGTTACCCCCGTGCCCGTGGCTTTTTGACACCAGGCACGACGGCCCGGCCGTTGGCTACATCGTCACCGCGACCGGTGATCGTCGCGACATAACATCCGGCCACATCGCGCAGGCTGACAAGTCGCTGCTCCGCCAGCCAGGCCAGATGCGTGCGTACCACATCACGGGATGTGCTGTGGCCATACGCCTCAAGGCAGGTTTGCAGCACGGATTCGTTCGCGCTGTCACCGCACTCCAGCAAGGAGCGCAGGATGACCAGTCGCTGATCGCTATCAAGAATATCTCGCATGGCCATGGCCTCACTTATCCTTCAATTCGTTTTCCAGTAGGAGATCGCTGACGTGTTTCACCTGGCGAATGGCCGGGCCGAGTTCACGCAGGTCTCCCCGTAAATTGCTCATTTCAAGCTGCAACT